GATACGCTAACCCCTGCAACCGATGTCGCCGCCAGCGGCGCGTTCATCGAGCCGGAGATCGTCGAGCGCATCGACACCGCACATCCTGCGGTCGACAACAACCCGCGCAAGGGTCAGCCAGTAATTGCCAACCAGATCGACTTCAATGATCCGGTCGCGACGGCAGAAGAAGCGGTCGAGGCAAACCTGAAGGCGCAGGGCTGAAACGGGCGGGGCGGCTTCGGTCGCCCTGCTTGCCTAGCTCGGGATGGAGGACCGGATGGCTGACCCCATTACGCTCGAGCAGGCCAAAAAGCATCTTGAGGTCCAGCACGACGACGACGATGATATGATCGCGGAGATGCTGGCCGCGGCGGTTGACTATGTAGAGACTTTCACGGGCAAGAACCTGTCCGAAAAGCTGGTCAAGCACGAGGTGAGTGCCTTCGGGCGTCACGTGCGCCTGTTTCGCGGTCCAATCCAGAGCATCGAGCGTGTGGAGTATGATCCGATCAGTGGCGGCGCCCCGGTGGAGTTCACTGGGCACCGCTTCTTCAATGGACGTCTCCTGACTGCTGCCGGCTACTATTTCCCGGCGGCCGCAGCAGTTCGCATCACCTACATTGCCGGGTTCAAGCCTGGCGAGATGCCGCCAGCGCTTGGTCACGCCGTCAAGCTCCTGCTGGCCCACTTCTACAGCAGTCGCGAGGCCGCGACCGACAGGCCCGTCACCGAGATACCGATGGGCGTCGCATCCCTAATGCGGGCGCATCGGAACAGGTCGCTTTAATGCTTGGGGCAGGCAGGCTCCGGCAGCGCATCACCATTCGCCGACTGGCTGACGTCAGCAACGGCAGGGGCGGCTACATGCGCGGCTGGTCGACGCTGGCCGAAAACCTCAGGGCAGAGGTGATAAGCCAGAGCGGCCGAGAGGCGGTGATCGCCAACACGCTGCAGGGCATCTCCACCTTCAAGATCACCATCCGATACCGCGAGGGCCTGAAGGTCAACGATCAGGTGATCTGGAATGGCCAAGAGCTGAACATCCTGGCGCCGCCCTCCGACCCGACTGGCAAACGTGAGGAGACCCTGATCTTCGCGGACACGAACACCCCGCAGCGGGCAGGCGACCCAGAGGCGGCCTGATTATGGCCAAGGGAGGATTGAAAGGCGCTGCGAAGGTGCGCAGCATGTTGCGCCGCGTACCGCAGGCTGTCCGAGACGAGATGCTCGTCATGATGGACCAGGCCGGCGACGACATTCTGGCGGCGCAGCAGGCCGACGCGCCATACCGGTACGGTGGGCTGCGAGGCGCCCTGTCGAAGCGCCTCCTGCGCGGCTCGTTGCGGTTACGGGTCGGGCTCGTGGGCAAGGCCGTCAATCGGCTCCGCTTCTACGGGCGGATCCTAGAGGCAGGGCGGAAAGCCAAGACGGTCCAGGTCGTCAAAGGGGGCCTCACTTCGGAGGTCCGTGCCGCGGGTGGTCGCTCGAACCGGTACAAGGCGCTCGCCAAACGGATGGGCGCGCAGAGCTACACCATGCAGGTCAAAGCCCTCCCCGCACGGCGGTTCATCAGCTCGCAGCGCACCAGGGAGATGCGGAACACTCTGGGGGGGCGTCTGAACGGCTTCTGGAGCCGCGTCCTGCAAGACGTAAGCGGAGGAGGCGCCAGTGACTGACCTAATGACGCCGACGCAGGATGCGTTCTACGACGCCCTGAACAAGCCGGCGGTCACCGCTCTGGCGCCGGTGTTCCAGCACGTGCCCGACGAGGCTCAACCGCCGATGGTCGTCATTGGCCAGATGAGCGCGCAGCCATATGCCGACACCAAGGACGGCAGCATGGACGAGATCACTGTGGAGGTGATCACGCTGGTTCGGCAGCCCCGGCGTTCCGCCCTGTTCGAAGTCATGGCGGCCACCCGTTCGGCGCTGGAGGGCCATGACCTGTCCACCGACGAGCTCGTGCTTTCGCCGATCAAGTTCCTGTCGATGGACGACGACCTGGCCGAGGACGGCCAGACCTACATCGGGTCGCAGCGCTTCAGCACGATCGCACAGCCGGCCTAATCTTTCGCCGCGGCAAACGGGATGAGCCCGGAGGCGAGCCGACCATCATCGCAACAGGAGTGAGCCATGGGCAAGAAGCTCGGGAATGACTACCGCGTGTGGGTGGAAGGCGCGACCGCCGGCACCTACGCTGAAATCAAAGGGCAGCAGGACCTGAAGGTGAGCCGCCAGGCGGCCTCAATCGACACGTCGACCAAAGACGATGGCGCTTACGGCACGCAGGCGCCGGGGCAGAAGTCCCTTACGCTGGACTTCTCGTTCATCCCCAACTTGCCGGACGCGAACGGTTACACGCGCTTCGAATCCCGTGCGCTCGCCAGTCCGCAGGTGGCGACCAACTTCCAGGTTCGTAAGGGCGGATCGGCCGGCGTCGCTGGCGACGTCGTGTTCCAGGCGTCCATGTGGATCGGCAATTTCGACACCGATTACGGTCGCAATGGCGCCGTCACCTGCACCGGTCAGCTCACGCTCGAGAGCGCGCCTGTCATCGACTTGCTGGCATAAGGAACTGACGAGATGACCATCAAAATCGGCGACCAGGACTATCGCACGTCGCGGCCGAAAGACCTGTCCGACAAGCTGGCCGCTTATGGCCTCAGCGAAGCGGAGGTCGGGCACCAGCTGCGCGGCGATCCGAGCCCCGACCTAATTGCTCGGGCAATCAAGCCGTTCCTCCCGGCGGACGCGCCGAGCGTGCCCGAGCTTGCTTCTGCCATCGCGGCCGACAAGGCGGCTGCGCAGGAAGGCGTTGCGAAGGCCTACAAGGACGAGATCGCCGCAGACGAGGCGGAGGATGGGACTGATGGCGGCGAATGAGCTGCGCGGCGAGGTAGACCTGGTGCTGGAGGGCGAGACCTTCGTCCTCCGGCCCAGCTACACCGCGATTGTCGAGTTCGAGAAAGCAACCGGCAAGGGGCTGATCGATCTCGCCGATCAGGCCATTGAGGGCAAGCTGACGCTCAGCGAGTGCGCAGCGATCGTCACTTCCATGGTCAAGGCGTGGGGAGTCGCGACTGACAACCGCATTGCCGCCAACGTCAATCAGGACCGCATCGGAGAGCTGATCCACGAGTACGGCCTGATGCAAGTCCAGCTCCGGCTACAGATTGCGCTGATGAACGCCGCCACTGGCGGTTGCAGGGCGGACGGTACCATCAAGTCGGGGGAAGCGACGACGACGGGGACGATGACGAGCGCGACCCCCGTCGAAAGCTTGCAGGCGTAGCAAGCGCTGCGCTCAGGTGGACGCCCGACATATTCTGGGCTGCCACGCCCCACGAGTTCTGGGCTGCTTACGAGGTCTGGCGGAAGATGAACGTGCCAGAAGCTGAGGCGTAGTCGACCTCTCCTCTCTTAATCTAAGCAAGCGCCGTTCGCGGTCATCGTGTTGGTCGGCCTGCAAAGGATGGCGCGAACGGTCTTGTCGTCGGGGTCTGTGAAAACCCGGTATGCATCACCCCCGTTGCACTGAGCTTCGATGGTCCCGTTGCTCGGTATCCGAAGTGCAAAGCCAACACTCGGGCACCTACGACCAGTTTGCAGGATTGCTGCTTCAGCGATCTGCCTAGGTAAACCCTTCGGCGCCGCTGCCATTGCGGGGTTGGGCTGTCGGGTCACTGAGCCCTGGAGAGCCATCGCGGCGTCGTAATCTGCCACGTCGGCAGACGCTGAAGAGCTGGGTTTGTCCCGTTCCTGTTCGGAGCAGCTTGTTAGAGCAAGCACTGCGGCCAGCGCGACCAGACGCATGATGAGTCCTCCAAAAGCCGCACAGGCTAAGGCTCGAACGAGCCGATGTCGATGATGAGGAGCGTCTATGCCCGCTCAGGACGTTAAGCAGCTCCTGCTTCAGGTCGACGCCAGCGTCGAACTGCTGCGGCGGAACATGATCGCTGGTGAAAACCAGGTGGCGCAGTTCGAGCGCAACACGGACAGGAACCTGACCCGCTTCGAGCGCAACATGCGTCGGGCGGAGACGGCCTCCAACGGCCTCAATCAGCAGTTCAGCAATCTGCGCAGCAGCGCAGCGGCGGTGGGCCTTGGCTTCGGAGCGCTTCAGCTCGGCCAGTACATCGGCGAGTCGCTGACCTATGCCTCATCGCTGGGTGAAGTCGCTCAGCAGCTGGGCGTAACCACTAAGGACCTTCAGGTCTATCGTTACATCGCCAGCCAAGTCGGCATTGAGCAGGGCACAATGGACAAGAGCCTCGCTCGGCTAACCAGGACCATCGGCGAGGCGGCAACCGGCAGTGAGAAGCAGCAGAAGCTGTTCAAGACACTCGGTATCTCGATCCGTGATGCCAAAGGCGAGATTAAGACGGCCGGCGACGTCATCCCCGAACTTGCTGATCGCCTCGCGTCCGTAGCGAGCCCTGCTCAGCGTGGCGCGGTAGAGGTCAAGGCCTTCGGCAAGTCCGGCCAAGAGCTCGACACCATGCTGGCCGGCGGCAGCCAGGGCATCCGCCAGATGACCTCCGAGCTTGAGAGCATGCGGGGCATCCTCAGCGACGACGAAATCCAGAATGCCGACGAGCTGGCCGACAAGTTCGAGAAGCTGAAGCTCGCGCTGAAGATCCGTATCGCCTCAGTTCTCACCGAGGATAGCAGCGCCCTCCAGGGCTTCATGGGTGACGTCGAGAACCTTGCCCGCTCAATCGGTCAGTTGATTGGGTACTTCAAGGAACTTGAGCGGGCTCGCCTCAACCTTCAGAAGATCGAAGGCACGCTTCAGGCTAACTCTTTCAACCTCTACGCCCGACCGGCTGGCCGAGCGAAGGTGGCGGACGCTGAGCGCCAGCTGCGCGCCCTTGACGCGCCACCAACGCCCAGGCCCTCGCAGCCGCAGACGCCAGCGCAGCGTGGCGGATCAGCCGCTGGCCTTGACCTCGACGACCTAAATGGCGGCGGCTCAGGCCGCGATGAGGAGCCGAAATTCACAAGCCGCCGACAGGCCATCGGCGTTGCGATCCGTGAGCTTGAAGCGCTCGGCCTCAACGTCTCTGGCAATTACCAGAGCCGGGGTGGCTACACGGGCGGGCATGAGAACAACCGTGATCACAACGAAAACGGAGCTGACGTCAATGTCGGCGTCGGCAAGGTGGAGGCCAGCGATCCGGTTACCAAGGCCAAGTTCGACGCGATAGCGCGCAGCTACCAGAGTCGGGGCTTCCGAGTGATCTGGGACGGGGAGGTCTATGAGCCCGGCGCGAACGGGCCGGGTGGGAAGGCCAAGGGCCACAAGGATCACCTCGACATCAAGGCTCCCGAGAGCATTGTCGGCAAACCCCAGAAGGGGGGCGAAGACACCTCCACCGAGATATACCAGGCGGAGCAGCGTGCGGCCGAGGAGGCGGAGCGCGCCCGCAAGGAGGCACTCGACAGGCAGTTCCGGGCTGACGACGAGATCGCACAGGCGAAGGTCGAGCAGCTGAGAAGTCAGCAGCAGTTGTCGACCGACTACACGGAGCAGACGCGGCTTGGCCTCAAGATCGTCGACGCCGAAACTGCGCGCTTCAACGCGGCAACCGACCACCGCGTCCAAATGGGCGAGATCACGCAGGCTCACGCTGATCAGCTGAAAGCCCTGCACGGCATAGTTGCCGCCAACGACAAGACGAAGCTGAACGCGGACGAGCAGGCCAAGCGCTCGGACGAATACGAGCGGTTAGAGCAGCGCGACTTCGAAGCCCGCATGGACCTGCTGCGCCTGCAGGCTGACCTTGCGACAACTGCATCCGAGCGGCGGGAGGTCGAGCTTCGCATCCTCCGCCTTGCCCGTGAGGAAGAACGACGTCGCGCCCAAGCAATCATCGACGATCCCAGCGCCACGTTCGGTGACAAGGAAGACGCGAGGCGCGCGATCGGTGACCTTGAGGACCGCGCTCCTGCGGAGGAGCAGGGTGTACGCAATCGCACCCGCGGCCCGCTGGAAGAGTATCGGGCGAGCATCCCCGATACCGCCGCCGAGATGGACGAGGCGTTTCAACAGGTTGCTGCCGGCGGCCTGAAGAGCCTGGAAGACGGGCTCGTCGATGCCATCGTGAATGCTCGCTCGCTGGGCGACGTGTTCAAAGGCGTTGCCAAGCAGATCCTGGCCGACCTGATCCGGATCGCCATCCAGCAGACTGTCGTCAACGGGCTGCTGGGCGCAATTGGAGGCGCCTTCGGGGGAGGCGCTGCAAAGGGTGGCTTCGTGTCCTCCGGTAACTTGCTCGGCAACATGGATGGGGCAATCAGCTTCGGTGGCGCTCGTGCCAGCGGCGGACCGGTCAGGAATGACCGCGTCTACAAGGTCAACGAGCACGGGCCGGAACTGTTTATCCCGAGCACAAGCGGGACAATCGTCTCCAACGCTCAGCTTCGGCAGGGTCGGGGCGGCTCCCCCGCCGCCGGCGGTGTGATCCGGGTGATGCTGGAGAGCGATGACGAGATGTTCCGCGGCCGGGTGCGGGAAGTCAGCGGCCAGGTGGTGGCCGAGGCCGCCCCGCGTCTGGTGGGCGCCGCGCAGAGCAGCACCCTGCGCAAGGCTGGTCGGCCGGGGATCATGGGCTGATGCCGATCATTGCACTGCCCAAGACGTTTCGCTTCGCTCGATCGGTTGAGTGGGAGCTGGACGCACCGGCCCAGATCAACCGCGCGCCCTACACGGGCAAGCGGCAGGTCGTGGCTCATCCATGGCACGGGAAGTGGACGGCCAAGGTCGAGCTGGCGCCGATCGTCGGCGAGGCCAATGTCCTGGCTTGGCGGGCATTCCTGGCCCGGCTGCGGGGCGCCATCAACAGCTTCAGGCTGCCGGCGACCGAAGGTGCCCAGAACACCAACAGCGGCGTGACGCTCGCCGTGGCCGCCGCGGCCGGGGCGACAAGCGTCAGCATGCTGGGGCTGACGTCGCCGCTGCTCGTCGGTCAGTTCCTGACGATCAACGATCAGCTGCTGCTGGTGACCTTCTCCAGCGGGGGGGTCGTCTTCTTCGAACCGGCCTTGCGTATTGCTGCGCCGGCCGGACTCGGCGTCGAGACGGCCCGCCCGACGTGCCTTGTATCTCTGACGAACACCAAGGCCGGCTGGTCCGTCCAGCCCGGTCAGCTTTACG